TAGATGCAGGGACTACTTTAGTGCGGCTTTTTGCCCCACCCTTGGATATTGCCTTGGTGTGGTGTACGTCCGTACCGTCGCCCTTGCTTGCCTTACCGTTCCGAATAGCCTCCCGCCGTGCCTTATTGCGCAGTGCACGATTTTTCTTCTGCTCGGACGTGCCTTGGTACTCGGCATACTCCCGGGCATAGTTGCGGTCTGACTTGTTCTTGTAAGGCATCTAGCGGTACTCACCCTTCCCATTATGGGCACAGTCTTTCACAGCGCAGAAATTTTTGCAAGTGAAATTTGGACGTGGGTTCCACACATCTAGTTCAATTGCTTTTTCCAATCGACCCGTGTCTTCGATCCATTTTAGCCAATAAGTATGGGACTGCTCCGCATCGTATTTGGCCTTCACAAAGTCGTTTGCCACCACAAAAAGCAGGCCAGCCTTGGTCTTTTTGACCTTGGGAAAGTGCTTGAAGATAGCCAACGACAGGATTTCCAACTGCTTGGTGTCCGCATAGGCGGCAGACTTCCCGGTTTTGTAGTCCACCACGTAGGCTCGGTCATCCTTCAGGATGATTAAGTCAGCAATCCCACGCCACCAAACTTGTTTATCAAAGAACGTACAGGGCTTTAGGTCCCTCGTTAACCCAAGTCGGTACTCGCACAGGGCTTCCCCGTCGATATTACGCAGGGCTTCGAGGGCTTCCGTCATGTAGGCATACTGCGGCGGGATGGGTGGTCCATTCTTAATAAACTCTTCTGCCGCTTTATGTACCGCCAACCCGTACCGCAGGTGTTCAGTCTGCGGTTCAACCACATCCTTCTTGACCCGGAGGCGGTAGTACTTATGGGGGCACTGCTTAAACAGATCTAGCGATGAGTACGACCAAGTGAATTTAGTCATTCTTTAATGTGGCTTTTTACAGCCGCCCTCATTAGGCGCAGTTCAGCAATCGTCTGATCAATCGTAGAAGATGCCGCCACAAAATCTTTGCTCAACAAAAGCACGTGGATTTCTTTTAGTAACTCTTTGACTTTTAGTTCGTGAGCCGTGTAGTTCAACGACGTATCTATTCTTATTGCCGTATTTTGCAGGGAGGCCACAGCGTTATACGCCTCAACACCTTTAACATTCACCATAGTTCTCTCCATATCCTACTTCACAATTTAAGGGTAAATCTTTACACCAATTGGGTCGCCATCGCATACATTCTTCCACGTATTTTACCGCTTCTTCCCGCTCTTCCACGGGGGCTATACAGGCTACGGCATCGTGGACTGTCAAGACCACCTTGTACTTTTTGCCGATTTTTAGCATTTGATCCGCGATGATGCACCGTGCTACGGCTTGACACACGTTCTCAATGATCTTGCCGCCGTAAATTTTGGTAAATCCAGCCCTAGTTTTATAGGCGTACTGACCCTCTGAATCGCGGGATAACTCGGGGTATCGTAGAAACAACCCGGACGGTAGTCGGATACCCGCACGTCCTTCGACACCAACAACATCGGGGTAGTTACCCACCGGAGCAGCGCGATCCGCGAGGACAGCATCAAGTGCATTGTGTGCCTGCTTCCATAACTTGGGGATCTCGCCATAAGTTTGTCGATAAACTTCAATGATCCGCTTTGACTCGTCCTCGGTAACGTCAACCCCAAAGGTTTTAAGTTGTGCGCGAAACTTGTTAGCCCCCATGCCATATCCAGCACCAAGGATTGTTGTTTTACCTAAAAATCTTTCTGCATCTGTAACATCACCTACGGACTTTTGATAAATCTGTGCCGCCATAATTTTATAAGGGTCATAATCCATATCTTTTTTCTTAACCCCTGCGGCTATTTCTTCGTTGTTCTTTTGAAAAAACTCTACCAAATCAATCTGTCCAGCCAGCCACGCCACCGTCCGCGCTTCGATCTGCGATGAGTCTGCATCGATTAACACATAGCCATCCGGAGGGCGAATAGCACTTTTTAACTTACCTGCGTTTTGCCCCCGGCTTGGGAGATTCTGCAGGTTCACCTTGTCATCCCCACCCCAACGCCCAGTGTGAGCGGCGTAGTATTTAATGGGTACTGGGAGTTTGCCTCTTACAGAGATACCGATGAATCGTTGTGTTCGTGTTTCCTCTAAAGTTGTTTTGTTGCCAAGTCTTGCCGCAACTAACGTCTGCACTCGTACATCAGGATGGTTTTGTAACTCCTTAAAATCTTCGTCTGTCTTAGCAAACGCCCACGCTTCTTTACCCGTGCGTGCGCTGATCTTGGTGGGTGGATCAACTCCTAACTGTCTGAGCAGTTCGGCAAACTTGTCGTTCGACATGAGCGTGTCTTTGTCTGCCGCCGCCGCTTCGAGCAATTTCTCCTTGCGGGTCTTGACGTCCTGCAGGTGTTGTTCAAGCAGGGGGCGATCCAGTTCCAGTTCCGGGTCAATGAACATCCGCAAGGTGCAATCGATTACTTTGAGTTCCTTGGGCGGGAATGTCTCGGACAAAATCTTAAACAACTTATATGTTAATTCCACATCGTTCTTGCAATACTCCCCGTACCGTTCAAGATCCTCGGGAGTGAAGTCCGCACGGTGCTTGCCCATAGCGTTGACTACTTCCGTACCCTTTTCACCAAGTTCATAGTATTTCGCCAAATTTGCAAGAGACGCACTTGTATCCACTCCGTTAGTCGCACGCGCCATACAAAGAGTGTCCAACCAACCTTTCGGCCTAATCCCAAAATGCCACGACAGTATTGACCCATCAAAGGCGGTGTTGTGCGCGAGTACAAAGGCATTTGCCCAATCGTATTGGTTAAGAAATTTCTTAACCTCGTTTTTGGATCCGGAGAACCACGCCGTTTCACCTTCATCTACTTTCACCCCCACTCCAATAATTTCGAACCCGTCGTGACGCACGTACTCCTCCGTCGTCATCTTGGATAACGAAAACTCTTTGTCGTAATAAGTTTCTAGGTCTAGCGTAATGATCACCGTACCAACCCTTTGTGCTTCATATAAGACTCCAATTTCGTGCTGTTCTTCATTCTTTGGTTGCCAAGCACTGCCCTTACATATGGCAACGACAGTTGCTCCCCTTCTTCATCGACCTCGGCAAGAGACCGCAGAATGTTCGCGGTAAATTTATTACGCTCCATGTCCCGCAGTCCAGCGAACAAGGCTTGTATTTCTTCTTGGTGCAAAAACGGAACCACATTTTTGTCGCCCCCCACCCGCTCCATAACTTGTTCCATTACGTGTTGCCACTTACCAAACGGGGCTTCAAATTCTTCGGGATTGGTTTTCATGCGCTCCAATAGGATGCGCACCCCCTCGTTCATATCTTCGATTTTCATTACAGTTCTCCCAAATACTTGACTAAATCGTTGTACTTCGGGGTTGGCTCTAACTTCTTTATACGTAGATTGCTTTCATCCGCCACCCGATTAATAAAGCCATGCTTCACCAACTTCTTGATCCGAGAGTGGGTCGTGGCATGAGACGCCGCCTTGAAGTTCTTGATGATCTCCATAATGGTGGCCTCCCCCTTTTCTTTGTGTGTAGCAACAATAGCGTTCAGCAGTAGCATGTCCATGCTGTCTAACTTGTACTTGTTCTTCAATCCAGCAATGGCTACACATAACTTATCAATTCTCATTTTTTACTTCTCCTAAGTTTGTAATACACACAACGGTCAGTCCCCCGATACTTTGGGATTACAAGGTCAGCCTCTACCATCTTGGCAAAATACCGTTGCGCAGTTCGCATACTGCACGCCAACATTTTTTGGATATCCCTCAGACAGAACGAATACTTCCCCCGCAAATGCCGGATCAGCCATATCAAATTAGCGTCACTCGGCTTTGCCTTCATCACTCAACTCAATAATTTTGTCGAGGTAGTGCCTCGCCTTCTTGATATCTTGGACACCGCCCTTACCATCAACGCCTTTGGTATTGACCCGTGCAAGGTAGGCAATAGCCGAACCCAACAAGAACCCACGAAACTGAGCAGGGGTCATCCACGCTTCCATCGCATCCCACGGTTGCACCTTCATGGATTTATAGTGATCCCCACCAACCTGTGACTCGTTTGCGCTCATTCGACACTCCTATACCGTGTACTCATCAATTCTTCGTACGAAAACTTTTTACCAAGGGCTTGAACCGCATCCACTTGTTCTTTTGAAACCTTAATTAATTTGTTATCAAACACAAACGCATACTTTGGCATCGTGATCCGGCGGTAAACAAAGTCGCGCCCTTGTTGCGTTAGACGCCACAACCCTGAAGAACGCTTATCTTCGTCTTTGTCTTTTGGTTTGGATTCGAGTAGCCCCCAGTGATGCAGGGTAGCCATCGACTTAGACCTCAGCACCCACTTAGGGGCTTTACCCAAATCAATCCACTCGTTTTTGCGGAAGTTTTTGAGCATCCAAATCATCCCGCGCACCTGTGTGCTTGTTATCTGATACCCATTGATCTTGCCCCACCGTCCGCAACACGGGCAGTTAGCCCCTTTGTCTTTGATTGCACTCTTAAATTGATGCCTTGCTTCTACTAATGTTTTCATGAACCATCTCCTTCAATCCTAAAGTCTTTATTTTTAAACCCCAAGTCAAGACATAACCTGTCGTTCTCGTCCTTGACCCTACGGTACGCCTGTTTCCAATGCTCAACTTCTTTCTTTAGACGTTCGATCTCGGCTTTGTATTGTTCGGGAGTCATTCTTTT